CTTAACCGAATACGCAATGGCCACGGCTTGCTTAATGGGCTTGCCGGCCTTGACTTCAGCCTTGACGTTTTTCTCAAAAGCTTTGGGGGTGGATGTTTTGGTCAATGGCATTAAGCCTCCACCACTGCAGCAATGTCCATGTCCGTGATGATCTGAAACTGTTCACCGTCCACCGTATGTGTCGGCCAGTCGCAATAATCCCCGTTACCGTATTTGACAAAATCCCCGACCTCCACATCGGTCACATCTGGCCCAATGGCCACGACCGTGCCCTCGTTGAACGGCTCTTTGGAGTTGTTCACAATCAGCACCGTGCTTAACACTCGGACTGATGGACGGATCACAATTCTGTTTAAAGTGGGTCTGATCAATTTAACTCCCCATCCAACCACTTGGTTGGTTTTGTTGTTGTTGCCCTCGACTTGAGTAATCCCTGTACTCCCGGTGAGCTACGGGAAATGCAAAAGTCACAGCCAGTGCATCGGCTGCATCTGGACTTGCAAGCCCCCGAGCCCGCATCTCCTTCTTGCCTTCCAAAAAGATCGTCCCACTCGAGTCCGGCCTCCTGGTAGGTCCAATCAAGTCAGCCCTCAATTGCCGATCCTCTGGGATGCTCGCAGTCCTGAGCCACACCCTCATGTCGTTCCACATCTCGGCTCTCTTGTTGCCAAACGCAATTGGGCTTTTGGCCTTGTTGCCAAAATTCACGCCTCTGACCTTGTAGCGTTGTTCGAGCAGTCTATCGAGCACCCCATAACCTAAACCCCCTTCGTCTATCACTGTCAATGCCGGCGTGTACTCCTCAATGGCCTCGATCACACGGCCCACCACCTCCATGGTGTCCTCGCCTTGAAACCGCTTGAGCGCAATGAGATCTCGGCCTTGCCGCACCGCAATGACCGTGGAGTCGGCACCACCACGCGCTGGGTCCACGCCGATCACAATGGGTGCTGTGAAGTCTTTCCATTTCGTTCTTTTGACAGCATCATCAACCAAACTCCCAGAGATAAACTGGTCATCTCCAAAGCTTGGAAACTCACCATACACCTCAATCTTGGCTTGACTCGAATCAATCCCATATTCGGCGATGATCTGCTGATACACACTCTTGTCCGTGTCCTCCACCGTTCTTGCATCAACTGTTCTTGAGTCCCAAAAGTTGCGCTTGGCGTGAAATGTCTCAAAGAAGTAACCTGAATTGCGGCGGGGATTGCTAAACGCAAACCAATACCTGTCCGGTGTGTTCTCCGTGAAAAAGCCAGCCCCCACCTCCCAGATCGGGTCAGGGATGCCGCTTGATTCATCAAAAATGAGCATCATGCCGTCCTGATTGTGGACCCCGGCGTAACTGTCTGGGTTCTCGGCTGACCACAACTTGCCCTCACAGGCCCAGTACCTGGTCCCTTTCTTCAAGTCCCGCTCGACCGCTTGGGTCAGCCACTGGGCGGGGACCAGTTTGGTTGCGCTGATCTCCCACCAGTGAGAGTTGATCAGCATGGCACTCCACTTAGTGAGTTCAGCCCAGGTCACTGACCTTAACTGGTTTTCACTGTTCGCACTGACAACGACCGAGGCACCAATCCGTGTGGTCAGCATCCACAAGATGAGCCAACTGACCAGAGCTGACTTACCAATGCCACGGCCACTGGATACAGCCATACGCACGGTGTCAAAATCAATCTTGCCGTTCTGACTCTTGATGTGCTTGGCAATGTCTCTTAACACTTCTCTTTGCCACAGCCTTGGGCCCGTGAAATTGGCCAGTGGCGTGTTCTTCACACCCCAGGGAAACACATACAGCACAAAGTGCTCTGGTGAATTGGCCACATTGGGTGACCAAAGTTCCACCATCAACTTTTGTTCTTCAGCACTGGTGTAGATGGGGGTTTGCATTTCGTGTTATTTCGTGTTATTGTGGATTAATGAGTAAAGTTCAGTCACTTGCAGAAATCAATTGGCGCAAACAGTGCAGCGATGCGCGTTGGGAAAAGCGCGTTGAGTATCTTGAATTTCGCTTTAGCGGGGTCTCCACCATGCTGCCCCAACAAATCACTCATTTAAAAGCCGAAAAACTCAATCAAACCCCATCGAATTATCAGAGTTCACCATCATAAATACTGCAGGGACGGTGCCGGCCTTTGCCGCTTCTTTTAAACCTTGCCAACCATGTTTCGCAAATATCTCTCGAGCTCTCATCACATCTGCTCGGCTTACTCCAAAACCAGACTTGGCTGCTGCGGCATCACGCTCATTTCTTTTTAATACCGTGTTTCGATAAAGTTGATTTCCCTCTAGCATCCCTGCCGTTTTAGGTGCGGCCTCCATATGCTTGATCAATTCATTTGTAACTGCGCCTGGAACGCCACTTTTGTATGCGTCCCCATAATCAATGTAGTCACTCTTTAAAGCCCCAAAATCAATTTTTGCGTCTTTAAAAGTTTCCTTATTTCCTTTTAAAATTGATCTCACATCATCAGCAAATTTCTTACCGGCAGGGGTGCTTTCATTGCTCATTACCGTAATACCACCGGGCGCACTTGCCAAGTAATAGCCTTTTTTCTCAAACAATGGTGCGATTTTCTCCATATCTGTTTGAGTAAACGGCTTACCAAAATCAATGCTTGCGCCCGAATAATTGTCAGCACTTTTGGCCGGCATTAATTTGTGCCATGCGCCGGCCTCTTGAGCATCAAAATAAGCCCTTGCAGCTTCAACTGCGGTCATTGCTTTGGCAGAACCCGGTGTCATTACCCTGTGCCCTTCAGCCGTTGTTTCTGTTCCGACAACCGGCCTTGCTACAAATGCAGGGTTTGCGCTTTCTTTAAATCTACCCACCGTTTGAGCCGTTTCACCCGGCAACATCCCCGCTGCTGTATACCCAATGTCCCGCCCAGATGCAGATGTGTTCCAAGTGCCCAAAGGATCATTTGTATATTTCAACCGAGCATCAAACGGCGCATTTAATAATCCTTGTAAATGATTTGTAACTGGTGAACTTACAGCCTCATAAGTGGCATTGGCTTCATGCAATGGAAAATACGTTGCATAAGATTTAGCAGCGTCTCCTGGTGACAAGTCGCCCCTGCGAATCTTGTTACCTGTCCATGCAGCAGCTTGTGCATTACCAGTGTTCCAATCACTAAACCCACCTAATTTCATCTCATTTGCTTTAGCAATGGCACGCGAACGAACCTCATCCATAAATGCGTGTTGAGTAGCACCCCCAACCTTACCGGATGGGTAGCCCATCAACTCGGCCTCATGCATATCGTTCACGCCACGGCCAATTCTTTCAGGCGCATACTCAACACCCAATTGAGTCGCAAATGGGTCTCGCTTGTGGCCTAAATACTCGGCCATGCTCGCGTTGTACATTTCTTGCAATGGGGGCGAATCTTTACTTGGAAACCTTCCAGTGCGAATTGGGTCCCCTGTTGCAGCTTGAATGTGCGCCTTTGCTGACATGGACGTATTGCCGCCCACATTGTTTGCGCGACTTAGCGTTGCAATGTTTTGAGCCAGTAAATCAGATTCATTGACATTTTGCCCAGTGCGCGCAAAAATATCTTTGCTTGATTCTGTGTAAAAACTTCTACCAGGCAACCCCTCCAACATACCCTTCAAATAATCATTGACCATTGCACCCAACTTCTGCGGTGAATCTACCCCAGGAGGCGCACCAACGTATTGACCCGATGTGCTAGAGCGCCTATTCGCCCTGGTCACTTCAGCCTCACGCGCAGTTGATGCCTTAACGCCCGGCTCAGTTGCAAACTTCATCATGCTTGGTGCCAATACCGATGACAGCCCAGGCACCATGGACTCACCACTCAGCATCCGAGCATTTGCCATCTCACCGGCACCTTTAAGCGCCATCTCCCCGACCTTTCCTACAGCCCGCAAAGCCGGGGCGGGATTGATCGGTACCATTTCGCCCAAACCCCTGGCAAACCTCTCATTCGGCGTGGTGGGTTGCAGTGGCAGCATCTTGGACAGCTCTTGGGTGCCGTAGGGGAGCTTTTCGCCTGGTGCGTAGTTGACATCACCGGTGAGTTCATTGCCCGTGGGGCTTTGGAAGTTACTTAGCAGATCTGATAAAAAGCCACCGGTAGCGGCTGCTGATCCGAGCAGCGCTTGGACCGGCATATTGGCGCTTGAAACGGGGTCGTTGAATTTTCTGTATTTGTTGATGTGTGGAAACAACCCGAATGAGGCCAGGGCATTTTCGTTTTGGGGAGCGAGAGCGTTTGTTGCCATAATATTTTTAAAATTAAAAATTGTTCACGAACCCACCGTCACTGTGACCGGTCGGCCCAGGGCCCTAGGGGG